AGGTCAGCGTAATTGAGATGGCCATACGCTGCGTTGGCCTGCTCAGCCGACAGCACTTTGATATCTTCCAAGCTCACTTTTCCAGCCGCCAAATCCTTGGCGTACACCTTTTGGTTGCGCCCCAAGATTGCCTCATAGGTCTTAAACTTCAGACCCGGTATGTAGCGTTGAAACAAATACTCCGCATAGAAATCAGACACCTTGCCCACAACTGGAATCTTGCTGATGAGGCCACTGGTGCGCAGGCCCTCCATGAATTGGCTTTGGCTGGCACGGTCCGGCAGCAGCATCAATCCATGATTGGCGGCATCCATCTGCTCTGGCTTGTTGACCAAATCAATCTCCGGGATAGCTCCGAACGGATTGACCCGGTGACCCAGCCCGTGTGTGCCTGTCTGGACTTGATGGAAGGGAGCAATCAACCCAAGCATGGTGCTCTTTGTCTCTGAATTGAAGGCATCCAGCCCACGCACTAATGCCTTTGGAATCGCTGCCAAGCGCCCAGTGGGTGTCAGGTACCATTCTCTGATGGCCGACTTTCCGAGCGCAGCATTTAGCCTCTTGTAGGCTTCAGGGTGTAGGGCCAAATCACTTTTCAAGAACACGGGGTTGCCAGCACTATCGGTAGTGGCCCATGTCCAATTCTGTAGCGCCGGCTGATTGGGGATGACCTTGTAGTGCGCTGTGTTACCCTTGATCGCCTTGGGCGCAACCAATGTTGCTTGTCCCTTTGGCCCATCAACCGGGATTCCAACTCCACGAGGCATCACCAATGGCTCGCCATCACTGCTTACACCCTTGCTGAGTTGTTCCACCATCTCGCGGGCAGCGATGACGTTGTTCATCTCATGGCTGTAAACCGGGAGCAGTTCACTAATGTCCTTTGTCTTAGGGGTGAACCCAGCCTGTTCGCCATCAAAGAAACTGTCGAAGGTGCGAGCTTTGGAGAATTTGAATCTCTCTTTGAGTGTGCGGCCGGTACCGCGCCCAACACCTCCCACTCCCTTTCCCAAATCCCAAATCTGTGTTGTGTAGTTGTCTTTGAGTTCACCCAAAACTCCGGCTGTTTGACCGCGAGTGGCCAAGTCGCCATAGGCGGTTTTAATTTCGTTGGCTACGGCCAATTCTTCCGCAGTCAGATTTAGCGCCGCCTCATATCCAGCCTTGAGCTTTGGATCTGCGGTGGCTACCGCGCGTTGGGCAAGAACCGTGGCATCACCCCCAGCTTGAATCCAGTTGGTGATCGCCTCGCGCTTAACCCTGTTCGGCACGGTCTTCTGGATTTTCTTTTGGAAATTGGCTGCCTCACCAAATGATCTCTGCAACTTGGCGCTCCAATTGAGCACGCTGCGCCGTGTATCAGTCATCTTACCCGCCGTTGTGGCTTCATTGGCGGTTTCTCTCACCGTATCCCAGGCGGCCTTAACTGCGGGAGCAGCCTTTTTCACCATGGCTTGGATTGGGGCCAAAGAAATAGCCCCCTCTTGTCCACGCCGTTCTTCTGGAGCCATTCGCCCACCAATGCCCTTGGGCTCCTGCTCTGGGCTCAGTGGTATTTCACCTCTCCCCGCTTTTTCTGGTGGCGGCGCGCGCTGGATGTCTCTTGGCTGTGGTACGTCGCTTGGTGGAACTCGTTCAACACTTTCTTGGGCGGGCACGCCTTGCTGGCTGATCCCGGGTTGTTCTTGCACATCTCGAAGAACTTCCGTTGCTTGTCTGTTTTGTGGGGCATCTTCTTGTCCTGGGGTTAGTGGTTCGGTTGTTAATTCTGGAGCCTTGCCAGATTCCTCAACGGCTTTCACCGATTCTGGCAACACAGCTTCTGGACCACGGCTAACCGCATGCTTAGCGGCTGTTGCGGTAAAGAGACCCAGTTGGGCTAGATCGGTGGCAGATGCCGCAATCTTTTCTGGGTCTTTGCTTTCAATGGCCTGCTTTAATTGACCAGCAGCCTCTGGCACTTGGCTGGCCATGTGGGCGGCAAAAGCCGCAGAAGCAACTCGACCAACAGCGGCTGGCGCCAATGTTAATCCAGCCGTAGCAATCATTGCTGGGCTGGTCATTGACTCTGCGCCTCGCAACAACGACCCCTCCACTCCGGCAACCGTCTTGGCCAAGACATCGGGTCGCTCCTCTTTACGTAGCAAGAGTTCTTCGGCCTCAGCAGCGGTAACCTCTGGAGACGAAGAGGCTAAAACGTCCAACGCATTCTGCACCGTTTGAGCCGATGGCGCTAACTTGCCCAAGGGCACCAAGCCCTGCATCAGATCGGCTGGCTTAATTCGCTCACGAGCCACGCGCCGAAGTAATTCAGGCGGGATTTCAATCGGCTGCGGTGACCCAAGCCCGATTGTCTGAACTTGATCGCCCTCTAAGAAAGGAATCCTGATTGGAGTGGGTTCAAATCCGTACGCCTCTTCTTCAGCCGCGTAATCATCCAGGCCGGGAGGTATTTCTATGGCCATTATTCCTCCTCTTCGTCTGTTCCGCTAGTCGGCTGGGATGGCGCCTCCTCCGCAATATCGGAGGGTGGAGCACTAAGTCTTTCCAGGTCTTTCAGAATCGCATCACGCTGCTTTTTAAGCAGGTCAATTTCGGAGGGCTCAGCATCCTCCAGCAATCCCTTGATGGTGGCCAATCGGGCGACCTGTGCCCGCATCCGCTCTCCAGGAGTTAACCCAGATGTCTTCACTGGATGGACGCCTCCACGAGATCCGCGAATAGCCCGCATGCCCAGTGGGCGCCCCTGCTCATCGACCACTTGCTGAGCGGTAATCGGTCCTCCCGCTGCCTGTTCGGCTACGGGTCGTGGCGGAAACCTGAGTCCACCACGAGCATCAACCATGTATTCCTGACCTGATGGGGTCCAGCCGGGTTGTGGGGCCGCTGGTGTTTGAAATGCACGATAAGCTTGTGCGATGCGTTCTGGATGCTTGTAAAGAAGCTTTGGCGCCCACTTCACAAACGCTTCCTGAATCGGAACGCCTTGTGCCAACTCTTTCTGAAGCCCCTGCTGGCCCTCCAATTGTATGGCTGCTTCCTGCGCTGCCTGTTCAGCCTGTTGCTCTTTAAGGCGCAACTCCAACCCGAACCGTTGGACATCCAACTGATGCTGTTCCTGGCGAAGCCGAGCGTTTTCGGACGCCTGTGCTTGAGCAAACGCCATCGACTGTGCGCGTTGTGCAGCCGCTGTCTGGGCTTCGCTGGCGCTTAAGCCGGCCCGATAGCCTTCCAGCAACCGGCCCACTGGGGCCACCGGGTCAATGTTGAGCCATGGAGGTATTCCATCAGCCATAGGTTAGAAATCGTAAAACTCTTGTTCGATGTCCTGCTGTTCTGGTTCCCAATTCTGCCAGTCGCGTCGCGTAGGATCTGCCCAGGGCGGGTTAAGCCCCTGCCAACTCAAATCATCCAATGGTGAATCCCAGATGTTTCCAATCGTGTCGAAGAATCCTGGGCCACCGACAGGCGGTTGCGGTATGCCGGGGATTCCTCCAAGGATATCCGGCCAAGGTCCAGGACGAGGAGTCTCCGCAGGCGGCGCAAACAAAGGCGATGGTGAACGATTGATTGGCGTTCCTGCTCCTGCTGGTAGCATCGGGTTTTGATTAAACCAGCCGCCTCCACCACCAGCATTGAATCCGCGATTGAGTCCAGCTAAAGCATCCGCTCGGTTACGCTGATAAGCCGCCTCAGGCACCGGTGCCGCCCGCAGTATATCAGCAATGGCTTGCAGGTTGAGTTGCTGGCCGATGTCTGGGATGAGTCGATTCGGTGAGTAAGGCGCCACCGTTGGAATCGTGTTCTTCATCTGAGCCAAGTCCTGTTGCGCGTTACGCATCACATCGTAGCGCGTCCTCCCAAGAGCAGCGGCCAATTGATAGTCAGATAGTGGCGCACCGGAAACACCTTGGCCTGATGCCCACTCGGCTGATTGTGTCGCCTTAACAGGGAACAAATCACTTATGTCTCCCTGGAGCCTGCGATTTATGTTTTCCAATCCGGTTCCTATCCCCGTGAAAAATTGGTTTGGATACTGGTTACGTAATGCTTGGTTCTCAGCGCCCGTGATGCCTCCGATGATTGGCCCAAGGTTATTTACCTGCCCCGAGATGGATGACAGCAGGTTCGCCAGTGACGCGCCTGTTCCGGTTGTGCCTGGGATGCCGCCAGAAGCCGGGTTATAGGTGCCAGGCAATGGGCCCGCTCCTTGCAAGGTGCCGGCCCCGCCAACACCTGGAGCACTAGCCACTCCCGGAAGGGCTCCAGCGCGGCCCCTGGCCCATTGCGGCAACTCGTTGACGAGCGGTCCCAATCCGCCCATGCCATGCTGAGCCAGCCAATTCAATTGGTCAGCTTGCCTATTCCACTCGTCGATATTTGGCATGTTACGTCAACCTCCCAATGAATTGATTGCGCAGATGGGCGCTGCCAAAAGGCGAAAAGTTAATCGCTGGTCGCTCCCGACCCAATTGATGCACTAGCTCCCCCTGCAACAATCTGATGGCTTGCCCGTGCCGCTCCTGGGCCATCTGCTTTGCCCCAGGAGAATCCATGCTTGAATAGCGCACGCTCTCGCACTCGGCAATCAACGCCTCGATGTTGCCGATGAGCAGGTAGTCGGTGTCCACCCTCACCGGCACAAACTCTAGCTTCGCCATCGCTGTGATCTGCGCGGTCGCCGTGTCGCTGGCTGGGTCGCAACAGTTCTTTGGCAGGCCCGCCAGGAAGTAGCGCCGATACGACGCCACCTGTTCGCTTGGTTCCATGGTCAGGATGAGTTCCTGATCTCCAGTGTCGGGGTCCACCTGATAGAACCGCACCGGCCCGGTCGTCACCGATTTCTGAATGCCAGTGAGTGAGTTGAGTATGGGCGAGTCGGTGAAAGGCATCGTCAGGTCCAGGAATACCCCTAGGACATTATCTGTCCCATCCAGGCTCGTGATAGGATTGTCGCTGGCGTCTGTGCCCTGCACTAGCACCCGGCTTCCAATGTCGGCATTGTCGGTGATGTAAACGCGCAGAATACGGTTCTCGTCCAGGTCGATGAAGCTCGGGAAACTGCCTCGGTCGAATGCCTCCGGCACCACGCAGTCCATGTTGCGGCACCGACCAATCGGAGTGCTGGGTTCCTGCAATCCAATCCCGAACTGCAAGAACTCATAGAACTCGTTCTGGACCGCAATCGGAGTCCGGCACAGATCCACGTTGATGAGCCGAGCCACCTCACGAGGAAGCGTGATGAAGGGGTCAGTCTTGGCCACGTTAAACACCATCCTTGCCCAGGTTCCCCACCAGCCTGTGTCTCCGCTTTCCCGCGCCAACAGCAACCGCTGCGTGGCCGCATTAACGAACTGTGCGCAACCCAAGATGTCTGCCTGACATAGCCCAATCGACTGTGGCCCACGAGAAAGCCGGAAATCAATCAGTCGATTGCGATTCATCTATCGTTGTCTTGTAAAGGTTTGGTCCAAAAGAGCAAGTAATCAGATCGAGTTCACTGCTGGCCAAGTTACGCCGTTGTTACTGTTAAAAAGGGAGGTCCGACGTGCGGCACTTAACACTTCGCTAAATATCCCCCATTCATCTAAAATGACATCGTTGTTTCCAACCTTTATGAACTCAAATCTACCGTTAGGATAGGCAGGAATGTCCGATGCGAGAGCACCAGCACTATCTGTGACGGGTCCGTTGTCGATCTGAATGTGGATCTTCTTGTCCGAAGGGTCATACCAAATGACAACGAAATGAAACGCGCTATCGGTAATGTCCTGAGAAAGAACTAAGGAAATGGGCCCCCCAAATCCGCTCAACAAACAATGGAACTCGTTTACTCCATAGTGGTAACTGGAATCCAGGAAACCAATTATTGTTCCACCGGAATCTATAAATCTATATAAACCAAGGGGTGCGGCATTTAAGCCGTCATCTAGTGTGATTCGTATCCAACCAAAAATAGTGATCCCGGTTCCTAAATAATTAAGTAACGGTTCAGTGGGTTGCCCTGTCAAATTGCAACCCCCAATAGGAAGCCACAAGCCTCGGAGTATCTTCCCTCCACCACTCCAGGTTGTATTTCCGCCAGGGGTAAGGACGATTCCTGATACCTTATCAACGCGCGGTCCCCCATCGCCGCCCACACTCTCATCTAAATTCCAGAAAGCATGAAGTCCGCCACCGACGTGAATGGCAAAATTCTTCTCGCAGATTGTAGCCATATCAAGTGCAGGTTTCGACTGAGACGCGAATGCGGAAGCTAAAGTCGCCCGTCTCCTCCGGTGTGCCGCTGAGCACCCCAGCCGGAGTCAGCGTCATCCCTGCTGGCAGGCTACCAGACACAACGCTCCAGGTTTCGGTCTCTTGATCCCCTCCAGATTCAGCGAAGTTTTGCACGTAATTTTGGCCTTCGGTGGCGTCTGGGAGTGGGCTGGCCGTAGTAATGCGGATGATGCAAATCGACAGGCTCTTTTGCTGGAATGACCCGATGGCATCAGTGACGCGCACCGTAAATGTGTAAACTCCGTTTGCCGTTGGTGTGCCGGTGATTTGGCCCGTGCATTCGTCCAGTTCCAGTCCTGGCGGAAGGCTGCCGCCCACCACCGACCACACATAGTTGATCGGCTGAAAGTTTTGGCCACAGATGCCAAACCCGAATGGAGTCTGGGGGGTTGGTATGTAGGGGAAGAACAGGGAATTCCCACCAACAGCTTCAATGGTAACGGTGAAGTCAGACCCAACGCATCCGCCATTGAGCGTGTTGCTGACAATGCAAATCCGGTTCTGTTGGGCCCGTATTTTGGCCACACTAAGCGCAGTCTGATTGACCCCGAATTGGCTTAGCCCAATGAATGATCCGGCCGGTATAGTCCAAGTGAATGCTGTCCCATCCGGGCAATGAACCGTGTAGCTCTGGGCTGAGTTAAAGAAGGTGGCCACTGGAAATCCACCTGGATCATCCACATCGTCATAGACGCATTCTTGGGCCTGACGCCGCGCGCAGTCATCGGCCTCATCCTGGCTCACCTCCGAATAGCACAACTGCTTGCAAGCCGATTGGGTGAACTTGTTGTTAATCGGAACATCAGTGAGTAGGAAATTGTAGATGCCGATATGCCGATCTACATCGGCGTCTTCGGCGCTGATGTTTCGGATCGGATCATCGAGGCATGGAAGACATTCCTTAAGCGAATTGGGGCAAGCGATTATAGGCACTTTAACACACCATCCTTTCGAATGCGCCCTGCTCTCTTGGCAGCGCGTAGATCAGCATTCCCCTTAATCTCGCCCAACCACGAATTGTGATCCTTACTTGAAATTGGTATCCGATATTGGTCGGGCGCCCATTGCCAGCTTCACATCTAACTGGTGGACGTGGCAAATTCATGGTGGCTCGGAAGCTTTCGCAGTAAGGCTGAATCGGATACTCAGGACAGGTCACCGGCTCCATGTCTTCCCGGCAATCCTTGGCCGTGCATTCCTTCCACGCATGCCAGAAGATCCAGCAGGGGTTTTGGTCCACGCGATAATCGACCACGAACTCTACGGTTCCCAGCATCTTATCGAACCATAGCTCAAGCCCCTCCAGTTGCTTTAAGTTAAAGGCGTTGCCCCAGGTGTAGGCTGGGCTTTCCACATACCAAGTCACCCTGTTTCCGTTGTTGTTCACCTCCTGATCAAACCGGTCCTGCGTGGTCATCTCCCACAGATCTATGTTGCCACTAAGCTTGCTCACCGTCATGGCAAAGCCGCGTTGTAATCCTCCGAAGTCCCCTTCGAACAATTGCAGGACATTCTGCACCTCATACATGCCTTCCCAGGCTGGAGGATACTTTTCGTCGAGGCTGGTGATTAAATCAAAATCCAGCGGCATGACGCCCTGATGGGCGACTCCGACCGGGGTCTGGTAGGGTAAACAGGTTTGGAGTAAGCGATTATCAAACTCAATGCCGCTGGCGAAGCGTAACAACCCTCGGTCGTTGAAGCGTAAAACTCGGTTCTCGTTGCGGCTGATGGGCGTGTTGCCCCACTGCTGGAAATAGCGGGTGGCTAGGGCCAACGATCGCACGCCGTCCATGGCTTGGTAAAACAGGTCGCCATTAACCCGCACCACACTCCGGTCATTGATGAACCCGAAGTTGATCTGCGCCACCGTCTGGAGCGGCTGATTGTTGTTGTTGGCCGCAATCCACTCCGTTCTCGTTACCGGCACGTTAAGCCTAAATACATCCCGCCTCGTGCCGATATAGAGCCGGCCCTGACCCAGAGCCGTATCCAACTCTGCCGTATGGCTTAACCCGCGAATGTTGCCAGATTGAGCCGGGACAATGAAGCCATCGCCCGCTAACGCTAACGGGTTCTCCGTTACTTTAAGAACGCTGTCGCGAAAGTTGTAGGCGGCAGTCCCACTGAACTGGTTTCGAACGATATCCCCAGCCGTATAGACGCGGCCGAACGCATACCAGAGACGCCCCATGTAATAGTCCATCGGGCCCGCTGCGGGTATCTCGTTGATGTTCGGAGCATTGTTTGGCGGTGGAATAACTCCAGTGATGCCATTACTCCTGCGCAGGGTAACTCCATCCCAGAATAGCGGTAAAGTTACTAAATCCCCAGCCTGTATAACGATAAACTCCTCCGCTTGGACCCAAAAAGACTGCGGTTCGTTGGGCGGGTTGGTCAGCCCAAACTCAGCCGACAGGTCGCGCACCGAGTTGTCTGTGTCCACCCGGATGATGTAGATGCGCCCACCGATGCTCACCATCAGGTAGGGGTTGGCGAATGGCGGCTCGTACATATAGCCCCCTTGGAATATGCCTGGCCACGGATAATCCTGCACCAGTGGCTTCCAGCCTGTGCGCTGTAATACCCCTCCACCACGGCAAGTTGCATTGGTGATCCAGGCCAGTTGATTGCGTTTTAAGCCTTCCGGGAACGATTCGCTGGCAATCGTAGGCACTTTGCCAGCATCGATCCCGCCGCTGAAGCTGAGCTGACCATCTACCATCCGCATGCTTCCATTGCCATTTGCCATTGATGCGAGAATCAAGTCCACTGCTCTGTATGGCAAGTCGCAAAGTAAACCTTCCAAGACAGGAATTGTTCAATACGACCTTCGAACCGCTTACGCCGATGTTCTGGATTCACATCGCCTGCATCCAGGCTGGCGGCAAATGGAAGAAGCCCAATGGTGAATACGCCGGTATGGGCAATTTCTATCACTACAAGGAGGCTCAAAAGATTCTCTGGCCAGAAAAGCAGTGGCATAAATGGAATGACTTGCTCCTGGAGAATTTCCTTAAGCATCGAATCATCGGGGTAATCGGCCCGGCATCCAGTGGAAAGACCCGCGAATCCTCTGACTTTGCCCTTATCTCGTACTACGCCTTCAGCGATTGCATCACCATATTGGTTTCGAGCACCGAACGGGAAATGCTAGAGATGCGCGTCTGGGGCGAGATGAAGAAGGCCCACAAGTTGGCCGTTCAGCGCATGGACGGATTACCTGGAAACCTGGTGGAGAGCCGCCTGCGCCTTGTCACTGATGACCGGTTCGAAAACAGCGAAGGCAGAGATTTCCGCAACGGCGTCACTGGCATTCCCTGTAAGAAAGGTGGCCAGTTTGTCGGCATGGGTTCCTATGTCGGAATCAAGAACAAGTACGTCATGCTCATTGCCGATGAGGGCGCATTCATGCCTCGGGCCTATGTCGATGCCATATCCAATCTGAACAAGAACAAGGAATTCAAATGCATCGTCATGGGCAACCCCAAGGAAACCACCGATGCACTTGGAGTGGTCTGCGAGCCATCGGCTGAGCTTGGAGGTTGGGATGGTGGAATCGATCAATCGCCAAAGACCAAGGTTTGGCAGACGCGCTTTAATGAAGGGGTTTGCGTGCAGTTAGTGGGTTCAGATTGCCCGAACATGGACGTTCCTCCTGACCAAGAACCTCCCTACCCATTCCTTATCACCCGCAAAGCCATCGAGGCTGATGTCGCCTTCTACGGGATGGATTCAATCCAATACTCGATGATGAACGAGGGCCGCATGCCTCGCGGCCAGGGCCTGCGGCGCGTCATCACCCGGGCCATGTGCCTAAAGTTTGGAGCGATGGAACCCCCGATATGGAAAAATGATGAACGAACGCGCATAGGTTTTCTGGATGCAGCCTATGGGAGCGTAGGCGGCGACCGATGCGTTTTCGGTGAACTTCAGTTTGGTCGCGACCCAAATGATCGCGAAATCATCGCTCTGATTGATACCATTCTTGTCCCGGTGACAACGACCAGCCCCGAACTTCCAGAGGATCAGATTGCCCTCTTCGTAAAAGCTCAGTGCGAGGGCCGCCATATTAAGCCCGAAGATATGTTCTTCGATTCAACTGGGCGCGGCACCCTCGTCGGAGCCTTCGCCCGGCTTTGGAGCAGCGCGGTGGGTCTGGTCGAATTTGGTGGCAAGCCCAGTGAACGCTACGTCTCCGACAACATCCGGGTTCTGTGCAAGGATTACTACAGCAAGTTCGTCACTGAATTGTGGTACTCGGTATCACTGGCCATCCAGAGCGGCCAGTTTCGTGGCATGACAGAGGACGTGCTCATGGAAGGCTCGATGCGAGAATGGGGTTTTGTGGGGTCCAACAAGATCGAGGTTGAGCCCAAGGACAAGATGAAGCTCAAGAGTGGCCGAAGCCCTGACTTGTTTGATGCCCTGGCAGCCGGGATGGAAGGGGCCCGGCGACGTGGGTTTCACATCGCCAAGTTGTCCAACGTGGGCGGCACCTCGCCGGATGGATGGCGACTGGATTTGGCCAAGCGCATGGAACGATTGGCCAAACGGCATGCACTCAACTATTCCGCTTAGGTCGGAATTGCTTCGTCAGGGCCTTCGGTGAAGTTCTGGAAGGCGGTTGCATCTGGCGACTGCACCTCATAGGAGATATCCAGGGTGATCGGAACGTCCCCATCGCCAACATGGCCGTCAACGGTGATGCGGTCTTTCTTGGCCCCAATGGCGCCATCGCCATAGATCCAGCCCTTCAATTCGGTGGCGGTTGATTCAGGCAGAACTTCCGCTGCGCGACTATCGCCTTCGAGCACTTCGCTCTTGGCGTAAGAGCCATCAGGCTGCTTGTCCACGGCTTCGTCGATTCCAACAGTGAATGCTCGGCGGAAACCGGGCTTGATCGGTTTTGATAACGTAACTTCCATATTTGGTGGTTCTTTCGGTATCCGTTCGTCATGCCCGGTTGCGAACACGATCAATCGGATTGGTTTCTTTTTCTTCTTCTCATTCATCGGGGAGCCCCCGTTGAAAATGTTTATGATGGTGCATTTCACGCGTTTCCAAATCCGCATGCACATCATCGTCTCGCACCACCAGCCACCGCAAGCCTTAACTGGGAGGCTTATTGGGTTTAGGAACAACAGCAGCAGCAGCAGCAGCAGCAGCAGTGTCCGCAACAGCCCTTCGCTCCTCCGTCACCCCATCGGCCCTCGCCTTCTCCAGCCAGCCATCGAGCCGTGAATTGATGGACAGATGCACATCCTTAACTTCGTCGTGAACAGACTTGGCCTTTAAGTATGTTGCCAGGGCTGCCAGCGTGGGAGTGACCGCTGTAAGGATTAACAACACAGTTTGCGTGTCGATTCCGCCACCCTGTTTGCTGTTTGCAAAAGCCCTGATCAACTCGTAAACAACATTTGTATCCATAGTTCATTGTAACTTCCTATTCATTACGGTGCTGGCCACAATTCTACGGTCAAGGTTCGATTAGTCACGTCGCCATCACCAGACGCCGTGCTAACCAGTTTAAGTACGGTGGCTATCCCATTGGTTTGAGCCAATGTAACCGCAGAGGCAGTAGTAAACAATGCTTCACCAGCGCCATGATATTCGGCGCTAGTTGACTGTGCGGTATTGCCCGTTCGTATAATCTCCGCTTCGATGGTCCAGGCTCCACTGTTTACAATCTGGCTAGTTATGTCCAGGATGGTTTCAGAACCCAAGATCAGCTTGACCTGCTTAGCATTGGCCGTTGCCGCATAACGACCACTGGCCCGGATGACCAGCCTGTCTCCGCTATTAGTCAGCGCATTACCAGGAACGCTGTAAGTGATCAGGTTAGTTTCAGCCGAACCAGCAGAGATCACTTGTGTTGTATTGGCAGATAGCGTTACGGGAGACCTTCCAATAATTGTGCCAGAAGCGCCTTGAACATAGAACGGACCAACATTGGTGGTGGCATGGGCGCTTATGTGCATGTAGTTGCTTCCATGTGGACCGGCCGGGCTAAGCATTATTGACTTAGGTGTAGAATTAGTTCCGAACGATCCAACTACCGAGGACATTATGGCGCCACTTATTTTATTAGACACTCCACCGGGTATGAAACTAAAATAGGAACCGCTCTCACCAGGGTTTCCAATGAAATTTGTATATCCACCAGAAATTACACCATACTGGGCAAATCCATCCATGACATTCAAAGCACCACCACCAATGGTTACACCTGGACCATCTGCTATGTTTCCCCTGCCTCCACCAATGGTTCCATCCACTGCTGAGCTCTGAAGATTGTTGCCCTCTCCTCCTCCAATAGTTCCATAGTCCTCGAATATCACATTACCACTTCCACCACCAATAGTAGTTAGTCCAGTAGCTGCTCCTTCGCCTGAAACATTATTGAATCCACCGCCAACAACAGAGCCTGGAGCCCTTGTCTCGTTTCCAGATCCTCCACCAATAGAACCGTAACGGAATCGAGAAATATTGTCCGCTCCACCAACGATTGAACTTGTAAAGGCATCAGTAAGAATTCTATTTCTAAATCCTCCTACAATAACAGAATTGCTTACCCCTGGGTCCATTTGGTTCTTGCTGCCTCCTCCAATTATATTGCGCCCGCTTGCACTGGACTCAGCAAACAAGTTCTCAGTGCCTCCAACGATTACAGAATAGATGTAATTGGTCGGGATTATATTTCCGTACCCACTCAATACTGCGCTCATGTATCCACCAGCAAGGTTGTTGGAACCAAATGACACCGACCCTATGCCAAGGTTGGTCACATCCCAATAATCGCTTCCAATGCCCGTGGATAGCTGACCAACACGAAATGACCGACGCGGAGCATACCACTCAAGATTCAGTCGGGCTCCGTTGGTGGAAGCGGTTCCGAAATGGATGCGGTTACTGTGGACATAGGGGTAGATGACGTCGGTGTTGTTGGTCCAAATCAGGTCGGCAAATCCCACACCGCCGCCTGTTCCGGTCACAGCGCCCCACCCCAGCACACCAGACCCGTTGTTGGTGAGCACGGTGCCGGCAGCGCCTTGGGATAGTGGCACCGTGTAGACAACCGGTCCAAGGCCAAGCGTGGTTCCAAGTGTGAAGAAGTTGCTGTAATTCGTCGTCACACCGAATCCTGAAACGGTGAATCTATTTGTTCCTTTGTTTTGTAACTCAAAAAGATTGGCTGTTACTTGCAATGTTTCTGTATCAAACTTGTAAGGAAGTTGGCCGTCTCCTGTTCCTGGCTTGAACGATAGAGCTGGGTTTCCGTTAACCTTCATCACAAATTCTGCGGTGCCACTGGAAATTAGGGTTTTAACACTAGATTCAGATCCGACACTATCAAACAATGTCAAAGCGTGATCTATGGTATTGGTTTGTACGTTTACAACCCATTCCCCATATATAGAGTAGTCATTAACATCGTGAACGGTTGAAAAGTTGAATTTTAATTGAGAGTTATCTCCGTTCTGCGGGTCATGTATGAAGACAATCCCATCATCGGTTCCTAGTGGTCCCCATCCGTTCTGTGTATTTGGACCCAACATCAAGTTTCCGGTTGGCCCTATTAGGATAGCATTGGTATTAGGATCTATTCCGGTTGGTTTGATTATCTCGTTGTCATTCGTCCAAACCAAATCTCCAAACCCAACGCCTCCTCCACCACCGCTGGAAGCAATGGCCACCGTGCCGGCAGGGAAGTTGGTTGTGAACGTAATGTTGGCTCCAGCGACTGTTTCTAGGTCTCGCGTCCAAACCGTGACGTTGGTCGCTGGTATCAGCAGGTCACGGCTGACGTAAACGACCGATGGCGCATTGCTGTTGATGTTGGCCGCACTGCCATTATTGCCAACATACCATGCAGCCGGGATTTCGGTCGTGTTGGCCCACAGCCTGACCGTGGTGCCGTTAGTGACGTAGGTTTTTACCAGAATCGTCTGGCCAGCTTGGATGTTGGTGAAGACGTAATTGGTCTCCGGGCCAGTGGCCGGATTGAACTGGAACCACGAGGATATTGACCCATCGAACACGACATTGGTTCCAAGAAACTGCGGAGCCGTCAGGATGTTTGTCACCGACCCAAGGAAGCCTGCGCCGAAGTTAACCGTGTTGGTAAACAGAGCAGCGTCTTTGATGGACAGCGGAACACCAAGGAATTGGTTTGCGTTGGTGGTCAGGCTTCCGCCGCCAGGGGATACGGCAGCGACGTAATTGGACAGTTCCAGAAATCGGACGATGTGCGTCTTTGGGTCAGCCGTAACCATATCCCCAATGAATGTGTAATTGCTACCGCCAGTGGTCCTTATTTGGGCGTTGGTTCCTATGAAGATTATGGTGGGGGCGGTCTGCATCGACCCTCCAACAGCCATGACTGCTCCATGCTGAAGTAAGATTGACGTATTGCTCTGAACGGCCAGCACTTTACCGGCATCGCTCAACAGCCAGTTATTGCGTTGAAACTGAGTCAGGTTGTTGGTGAAAACCCCACCCTCTCCAGGAGTACCAAACATCACGGCGGCGTTGTTCGTAACCCACAATGTTCCGATATCAACGATGTTTGTAAAAAGCGCACCGTTCTTAATCGACAGTGGCACCCCCAGGAACTGGTTGGCATTGGTCGTAAGCCCTACAAATCCATTGGTGAGGGCTCTGCCATCAACGATGATCTTTCCAGACGGAGGGTTGGACGTGATGATGATGCCGTTGGTGCCAAGGAACGCTTCATACGACGGGTTGGCCCCGAACAGGCCGGTAACAAACAGCAGCACACACAGAGTTGTGAGTAATCTTTTCATCTTCGTAGGGGTATTTTTAACGCTCTTACCTTTTGCACTCGAACGACTGCATCACCGGGCGGTTCTGGGGCTGCGCCACGCAGATTGTGTGGATAGACATAAGGCGCCCAACCAGTCTTTACAGCATTGGTGAAGTCCCGGCCTTCGATGCAATACACACTCATCGCCGGGCCACCTCCGCACTCGTCCGGGGCATAATCCACATTGGCAATGGCCATGGCGGCACTGTTCTGCCAGTAGTAGAGCGGGTCGTTGAACGTGGATGAACCATTATGGCTTTGGCCAATCTGGCGGGGCTGTGGCCAGCCACCGTTCCAGCAACAGTCATTGCCGCAGGACCGGCGCAGGGCCTGGATCTGTTGCTTCATCTCGGTCTTGTTGCCCCATTGGCCAGAGGTGATGTCCTCAATGGAATTACTACAGACGATACCGGTTCCGCCACGGATGAAGAACTGATAATCCAGCGGGTAACTGTCCACGCCAAGGTTATCGAACAGGGTGGTGTTCTTGTAGAACTGGAAATGGCGCAGGCCAGTACCGGTGTCCCGGCCGTGACTGGTCCCGCCGCTGTTGTCCATCAGGGAATGGCGAATGACCGTGCGGGCCATCTCGTCCACGTCGAAACTTTGCAGTGTGGTCCCCACCCATACGCTGTCCTCGATGTATAGATTACCGGTGCCATCGGTATCGTTTTGGCCAAGAGTGTCGGTGGTGGTCCAGGAAGTCGTGAGACCGGCCGGCTTATGCTGCATCATCGAGCAGTCTGGAGCGGCGTTGTTGTCTCCTTCTCCACCGTAGAACGTGCTATCCCAATAGTTGCTCCAGATAACCCCACGATTGGTTTCGACTCGCAAGGCTATATCGTTCTCAGTGCCAGTGATTCGGTTGTCATGCCACAGGATTGGTTTACCACCGGAGGTGTTGTTCCACTTAATCATTGCACCGGTGGTCTGGAACACTCCACCGATGAAATGCAACTGGCTTACCTCAACGCTGTGGGTGGTGTCCTCGGTAATGCTTAATCCGGTGGAAGTCCCGGTGTTAAACGTCACTGAGCTAGTGCCAGCATGGACAAAGACCCAGGCGGCTTTGGTGGTTGTGCCATTGGCGATGGTGACATTGATGACCAGCGTGGAACCTGAGTAGCTACTAACCGTGCCGAACATGCTGAATGGTGCGCCATTGGCCACATAGTAGGCGCCGATTTCGTCTCCAGCAGTCCACTTTAGCCCGGTCTGCGTGGTGAACGTCTTTAGTCCAACGTCGATTAGGACGCTGGAACGGCTCCATCCCGATATCCACCCACCATCCACCCCCTTCAGGTGGATGCCTTTGCCAGAAATTGTGACAGGCGTTGTCCAGTCGAAGTTGCCGACCGGAATGGTTACGATATCCCCATCGGATGCAGCATCGATCTTGGCCTGAACATCGGTGTCGGAGCCGTCTGACGCGAACGTGGCCGCATTCCCAGTTATGGCGATTAACGACAATAGAATGATTATCAGTATTCTCATGGAACACTTCCTTTCGGTCCCGAGTTCCACTTGATTCGCCTGTAATCGTTGGTGATTGCAGCGACAACCCGCGATGTCCCTTGGAAAGCGAAAATGTTAGTTACACCATTCACCTGAGCCAATGGCATGTTCGTCCTGTAAGCTGTGAGCGTGCCATTTCCAAATGATCCGGCAGCGGGAGACTGGGCTATAACCTCGGCCTCAACTCGCTCAGTGGAATTGCCTGTCCTTGTAATGGTGATTTTAGCCCTCCATGGACAATTGCTGATGGTTAGAAATCCCGTATCGAACAACGTGGAGGTGCCGTAGATGCATTTGAATCCATTGGTATTGGCTGTGGCGTACTTGAAATGACCAGAGAGGTAAAATTCAAGCTCGTCTCCCAGGTTGGTTAACGTGTTTGCCGGAACCGTGAACGTGAACAGATTGGTATAAACAGCCGTGGCTTGAAGATTGGTCGTTGCGGTGGTGGCATCCAGAAAAACTACCCCACCAACCCATGCATTGCTTGTTCCGGCTCCTGAAGATATCGGAATTGGATCGTTAAGTATCGGTCGAGGTGAATCTGTCGCCCACTGGGCAATAATGTTGGTTGCCGGGCCCGTGGCGTTGGTCACCACATCAAACCTGAACGTGTAGACCTGGTTGGAATGAATCAGAACGTCGATTCCGTTAGAGTTTGTCGTGGCATTCATCCAGCGGATATTGGCGCTGGCCGCCGTGAACGTGTAATTAAAGTCTGTAGCTGTGGCTGTGTCCCCTACGACATACACGATCATGGAGGCTCCACTGATCGCGTTGGTCAGGTTGTTGGTGCGGCTGCCAGTGATGGCATTGGTCATCACCTTAATGATGCTTCCGGTGAAATCAAGATTGGTGAAAACGGTCTTGCCGTTAAACTCCTCAATCGTTCGCAGAACTTGGCCCGCGGCCGATCCCCAGCCCAAGTTGCCAGAGCCATCGTTGGTAAGCACGGTTCGAACGGCGCCCTGAGCATTTGGCCATGAGTAGGAAATGCGCTTTAACAGTTTCAGATCCCCGATTCCATCGACTTCGAACATCGGAGTGTTGCTGTTCTGCAAGCTCATAAGCGTGTGGATATTTGTAACCCGCATCGTCGTTCCAAAGATATAGCTCGTCGGGCTCATGCTGAAATCTGGGTCAAACTGGAGAGGCGTTATAACGGTTGCCCCTTCATCCTGAATCAGAACATAAGAATCAAAATTGAGATAATTTACGCCAGTTCCAACACCACCAGCCCTTGCGAAATACTGCACGAATCCGTTGCCTTCCTTATTGGCTGTCACATTGAAATCACCATAGTTTGTGCTGACATGCATCTCTGCATTTCCACTATAGCCAACTGTGCTGTGGTAGGTTGTCAGCAGGATTGACTTCTCGGGAGTATCCACCCCAAAAGCCATGTCGTATGCGATATCTATTGCCGCCTGTGGGACAGGAATATAATTGGTTGAGCCAATCATTATTCCCTGATCGCCCACGACTAGCGCGCTGGCTCCACCATTAAAGACCGCAAATAGCACATTGGTTCCTCCGATTCTTCGCGTGCTGGTCTGAAATAGGAAATTGGTTGTGGTAGATTGGCCACCGGGTCCTGTATTTGTCGGAGCAAAAATGATGTTGGTTTGGTAAACATTCGGATGAAGCCTGCCCAAATTATTAGTCCAGACCAAATCAGCAAATGTCACCGTTCCTCCGCCAACCGCTATCGGCCACCAGCCCAAGTTTCCAGATCCATCGTTAGTCAGTGCTGTGCTGGATGACCCCTGGGCACTTGGCCACGAGTAAGCAACCCGCTTTAACAGCTTAAGATCACCAATACCATTTACCTCAAACATGGGTGTGTTGCTGTTCTGTAGCGACAGCAATGTTTGAATGTTTGTAATCCGCATGGTGCTATTAAAGATGTAACTTGTCGGACTTAGGCTGAAGTCTGGGTCGAACTGCATCGGTTTAATGATGGTTCCTCCAGCATCTTGAGCTAACACATACATATCAAAGTTTAGCCACGTAGCATCACCTCCAATAACTTGAGAGAGATTGATAAATCCAGTTCCGTCCCTATCAGCAGTTATTACCGTTTGAGCAAAATTAGTGCTAACGCTTGTGACGGCAGATGAATTAAACCCAACTGCACTGTTTTGAGCCGTTAAGCTAATGGCCTTGGCTGGGGCATCCCCAAGAGTGGTGTCATAAATTGCATTTACAGCCTGTCCATTGATCGGGGTGCCGTTACCTGATCCGATAAAGATTCCAGAATCGCTCACGGTAAATGCATTGTTGGTGCCGTTGTAAACCCTGAAGATTTTGTTTGTGCCACCAGTTCTGATTGTGTCGGTTCCGAAAAAGAAATTGGTCCTGAACCCATTGTTGGTTGGGCTTAGGATGGTGTTGGTTGGATAAGCATTTGGGAGCAGTTCACCAACACGATTGGTCCATACCAAATCTGAGAATGCCACTCCTCCACTAGCTGTAGAAGCGATGACATAGTTGCTCCCGTTAGGCGTTAGGGTGATATTAGCCCCAGCCTCAAGCCCGCGAATCGCACCTGTCGTATTGGTTGCTCCAGCCGCATCGCCGACCCCGACCACAAGCGGCTTTATCGTGGCGTTGGAAAGGGTCGCGCTAAACAGATTGGTGATGGCTCCTGTGCCAGATAGATTTGTGAGCGTCGCGCTGCCACCCTGACGACTGTTCCATACATTAGTCGAGTAAAGGCTCCAATTATTCAGGAATCCGGTCGTGTCGATGAAGTTAGTTCCACCAACCGTCCGCACGGATATGTTGGTTCCTCCAAATACTTGGTTGGTGTAGCCCGTGTAAGGGTTGGCCACCAGATTTGAGAGCAGCACGCTCCCTCCTTGTCGGTCATTCCAAACGTTTGTCGGATATAGGCTCCAATTGGCATCGGCGCTGGAATTGGTTAGGTCGCCCTGGGCATTGATGATGGCACTTCGACTGACCGTCAGGTGTGGAAGGTTCAATTGGACCAGATTGGTCACGGGACCAGCGAGGTAGGTGTGGCCATTGGAAACTTGCAGGGAGCTTTCGATGTTGACGTTGGTCAGGAATGCCCCGTCTTTGATCGCAAGTGGAACACCCAAAAACTGATTGGCGTTTGTGGTAAGGCTTCCACCTCCAACACTGGTCTGATCTATTCCCCAACCCAATGTTCCAGAGCCGTTGTTGGTTAGAACCGTTCCCGCCGCTCCCTGTGATGTCGGGAACTGATAAGTGACATTGTTTAATATCGTGTTTGTAGCCCGCCGTGAAGCGAATGGTACATAGCCATTGGTTGTAGACAGTAATATCTCAGGGTCACCACCGGGGCCGGACTCTGACCTAGCATAAATGTATGCTATGGACGCATTGCTGTTTTCGTCAGTTGAAACAAGCGTGTGACCGGCAGCTCGATAATTTATCGTATAATAGGCTACACTGGTTACTGAATTACTGAATGCTGCAATTGCAAATTGTGGACCCCATCTTTCTCCTTTGGTTATATCTCTACCTGCAAATAAGAAATCATTGGAATTGGGGGCTAGAAAATACGTTGCCGTGTTTGTCCCGATGGTGATTGAACGCTGAACTTCAAGCCGATTGGTGAATGTCACTGGATGAATCCTTCCAGAAGGTTCATTGGTCCAAAGCAGATCAGAAAAGTTAACAGTCCCACCGACCGTAATTGGCCACCAACCGAGAACGCCGGACCCATTGTTGGTTAGGGCTGTGCCAGCGGCCCCTTGGGAGCTTGGCCACAGGTACGGCACCTTCTTGATTAGCCTTAGATCGCCCACGCCATCCACCTCAAGCACCGGGAAATTGCTGTTTTGGAGCGACATCAAGGTGTGGATGTTGGTGATGCGAACGCTGCTGCTGAACAGATAATTGGTCGGGGTGAGCAGGGTGAAGTTGGGGTCCATGTGCATGTAGTCGGCCCCGTCAACTAATGCCTGCATCGAGAATGTGTTGAAATTCTCCGGGTCCAGCCCTGCCCCGGCCTGGACAGCAAATCGACTAAACTTGGTTCCACCTTCCTTGTTGGCCACCAAAATCAGTGCGCCATAATTGGTATCCACGATCATGTCGGCCCCACCGCTATAGCCAACAGCACTGTTGCGGCTGAAGATAAACGCCTCCTGCTGGTTAGTCTCTCCAAGGGCGGTATCGAATATCCCGTAGAGCACTGCGCCCGGGAATGGGGTCGAGTTGCCTCGGCCGGCAAACAGCCCTCCATTTGGGCCTATGGTCAGGGCATTGCTGCCCCCGTTGTAAATCTGGAACAACTTGCTGGTTGCATTGGTCCTGAACACCCTGGAATCGAAATAGAAATTGGTCGCCACCCCATTATCTGGCGCATTGACCCGCAGCAGGATATTGGTTGGAAAGGCAATCGGTTTGAGCACGCCGTTGTCGTTGGTCCAGACTAAATCGCCGAACACAACGGACCCTCCACTCGGGATGTTGTTGGACCACTTCTTGGCTGCGGCATTCCAGATTGGCACCTGGCCTTCGGTCGGTGTCGGTCCGAAGTGTGAATTGGTCGTGAGCGGCGAGCGCAAGATTGGAGGAGCAGGTTGAGCCATCAGGCATTGCCCGAAAAGAAGCATCGCCAGCAACGGCACTATCCGTTTGCCGGATTGGAACATGGCTCGAATGCCTTCTGCCGGGGAGCCAAGTCGATGCGTGACCTTAACCCATTCCAGAAGCTTGGATTGCCCGGCCAGCACCCTTTCATGCTCGGTCTTCAACTCCTCCAACTGCTTTGAAAGTTGTTGAATCTTGCTTGGCCACCGCCAGAAGGCGTATTTATCAGGAATGGTCATATTCCCCCGATCAGCATTGCCCAAATGCTAAGGTTATCGTCCCAATACCAGAAACTGGATGTGCTGCGATTGTAGTAGAGCGCACATTCGCAGTTCGGAGCGGCTACGGGGTCTGCATCTCCGCACATCAAACAGCTATTTCCACTGCCCCCACCTGCATGCAGGATTTCGCAGAGCAATTGGGTCTGAATGACTGACAACTGGAATGGGTATAAACACGCAAAACAGCTTGAATCATTGAGCAAGTCCTGAACATCGCAGCTAGCCATGGGGTTTTGTATGTGCAGGATTCGACACAGGAGCACCGTCTTGACCAATTCCAACTGGCCAGGGCTCAAGCCGCTAAAATTGGCCGCTTGCTGCATTAGCTCGCTGGTTGTGCATGTGGCCATGATTCATCAGACCCAAGCCGCTGTACCTATGTTCCACTGCTGTAAGCTCCCGCCACCAACTGGGTAATCCAAAGCGGGCTTAGTTGGGTCATCGGGCGCGGCCGGTGCGCGGCCCTGATAAACCTGGATGGTGGTGGTTCCGATGTAAGCAGCCAGTTGCGCGGCGGTGGCCTTTTGTGTCACAGGCGCATCACCGGGGTCATCGACGATGGCGAAAAGGTCATCGGCGGTAACGCCTGCGGCAGCGGGAAGCTGGGTTATTTTTTTGTCTGCCATCGCTTATTCCTTTCACTCTTGGCGTAATTTGTCCGCGTTCTCCGCGTCTATGATCTCTCCTAGCTCAGTCAGGATGTAGAAGGTTGTTCCAGGTGGGAAACCGTTATCCAAAATCTGGCACCAGAGCGACACGATGATTGCGCCATTGGATCCCCTTGGTACGCACCACATGATGCACTTGGCGTCCTCCAGTAGTTGGCTGGGTTCGCAAGCCATACTAGAGGGTCATGCCCACGATATCGCATAAAATGCGAATCTTAACGGCCTGCATGGCGCCAGGAGGAATACAACTCAGGATGCATCTGGCTTCGTTAGCTAAGAAATCGGGGTCGCAAGGGAGGTTATCTCCATCTCGAATGCCACACAGAAGGATAATCTCTACGGCATCATAGAGCGGTCCAAGTGAGGAATACTTGCACTGGAAACACTTGGCATCTTCCAGTAGTTGATTAGGGTCGCAGGCCATAGCCTTACCCCATTAACTCATCGGCCTCTGCCTCGGAAGGCTCGGCCATGTCATCGCCCTCATCCTCGGATGACTCTTCCTTGTCCTTGCTGTAGATGCACTTGATGGCCACTTCATCGTCGTAAACTTTGACCACCTCGATCTTCTCTTTATCCCCAGGAGAGACCTTGTTCTTAAAGAAGCTCATCGGAACAAGGCCAAGCTTCTCTTCGGGAACATCCACTTGGTCATCGACGCGAGGCTCATCGGCGCCCTCGTCGTAGTAATCGGAATCTGGCATAGATTTGATTGGTTAGGTGGTTGCCGATTTGCCCAAAAACCGACAACCACCATTGCACGGATGCACCAACATCTTGCCTTAGGTCGGACAAGGATCGTTGCAGCTATCGTAATCCTGAGTTGGGTATCCAGGATCGGTGCTGCAATTACTGATCTCAGGCACGCAGAAGGGTTCGCGCCGATGGAAGAACACGTTGATGAACTCCGTGTAGAGCGGCCGGATGGCCAGTTCGAAGTCGGCGATGAACATGCCCTTGTTACGGCGCTTGTTCTCGATAACGCAACCGTTCACGTCTTCACCCAGGTTATCCATCACAAACTGCCACTTGCCGCCGAAGTTACGGGACGAGAACGGCATCTCGGGGTTAACCGGGGTGGCGTCCATCACAAGGGCCTCCAGGCCCATCTTGTGCCAGATGTAGGTGATGGCGAACTGCGCGCGGTCGAAGTCGGGATTCTCGACCGAACCCAGCCCGGGGTCGCCACCGGCGCCGCTGGTCGTTTGGTTGACGTAAGGCAGCACCACTTGGTATCGGTAACGGTTGGGGGCCGCTCCGGCTCCACGGTCAGCCACGAAGTTAAACCGCAACCCCATCGGGTCGGTTCGAACAAGGAAGTTACCAATCTGGCCGCTGAACCCATAACGCCAGAAGGCGTTGGCGCTGCTCCATTCGGTAAAGCGCCAGTTACCGGCGATAGTCGGACAGGACCCACCACCCCCACCGCATTGACCACCCAACTTATCCAACTCCCAGGCTGTAGCGATGTCCGTCACCAGTTCGATGAACGGTGCGGTCTCTTTGAACGGGTTCTTACCGCCATAACCACGGCGCATAAGGGGTTCGAAGCGAATCTGGAGCATCTGCGGCACCAGCTTAAACACCGTTGCCGGGTCGGCTGAAGTGTCGAAGAATATTTCTTCATCACCCACAACGGTCCAGGCGAATGTGAACTGGGTCATCGCGGCATTGGCGATGAACTTCTTATCGGCATGGTCCAGCGCGCGCTTGCGCAGGAAGTTGGACATGATGGCGGTAGTCGCGGGCCGAAGGATGTCGGTGATGATCTGGCGGAAATGTTCCTGCGCCTTAGTGACGTGCATCATCTGGTCAAAGCACAGGAGCGGAGTGGCCCAGCTTTGTTCCTCCAGGAAATAGGTGATGCGCGTTGCGCCCCAGCCGATGCAATGCTCGGTCTTATCGCAAGGGGTGCCAATGCAGGATTGGTATTCGGTGCGATTCCATACCTTGGTGGTGTTGGGGAATACGTGCCTAAAACGGTCCAGAGTGTGTTCAACACCGGAAAAGGATGGGAAAGTGCCAGTTTTGACATTGAGCACCCATGAGTCAGTGGGTCGAATGTCGGCCAGGATCAGTTTGTCGTAGACGGGCTGCTGGTCTACGAGTAGTTGCGTGAATTTGTCACAAGACAAGATGGACATAGCTTCAAAATGTATAAGCGCATAGGCGCTAGGTTAACCGCGTGTGAATTTTGAAGCCGACTGGCTTGCGAGCTATTTGTGGCCGGTAGCTTACCGGGATCGGGGTTCTCACCCGATTCCTGCAACGAACAAACGAGCAGGTTGAGTCTCCTTTAAGACCTAACGCTAACGACTGTCAACTAGATAAAGTTCTAGCGCCCCAACTTCCCGATCATTTCCTCGATGCTATCAATCGTTACATCGCCAGTATTACCTGGCTGCTTGCCCTTCCCATTTCCATCGGTTGGACCTGATTCTTCGAACGCCTTCAGGGCAGCTTCGCGCTCGGCTAGTTGCGCCTTAAGCGACTTGTTCTCATGCATGAGCACAGAGTAAGCGATGGCCCGGTTGCGCACCGCCACATGCTCCTTGATGACCTGAGCGCGTTGCTCCTCGGTGAGCTTTGGGTCATTGGCATTGCTGGAAAGGGCCCGCTGCACAAACGCCGTGGCTTTATCGAGCTTGGTGTTACGTTCGTCATCGCCTTCCACTGGCCGCAGGAACTCATGTTTCTCAGAGGCTTCCTTGTTGAACTGCATCCAAAGTTTGCCATTGGCCTCATGGACGGCCCTGGCTTGCTCAGCCTGCTGCTTCTGCCATTCGCCACCCTTGGTCTTTTCTGTCTCCAGGGCGCGGCTTTGAGCTTCGGACAGATCCCGAATACGATCCACATAGCCGCGCACCTCAGCGGCATCTTCGGGGAACCGGGTTTTGATCTCCATACGGGCTGCGGCCGGCTCCATGGCGGCTAGGGCTGCGATATCCTGCGGGGTCATGTCCCGGGCCACCACTTCGGAGGTTGCTGGATCGGTGAACTGCACCTTGAGACCCTTGAGTCCGGTAACGGCGCGGGTCCAGGCTTCTTCATAAGGCTTCTGGTATTTATCGACGAACTCCTGGCTCTTGGAATAATCTACATACCGGATGTGTTGCTCTAACTCTTCGTTGCGCTTCTGGATGGCCGACAGTCGGTCGGACAATTCCTTGGGCGGTTCAGGCGTCTTGTTTCGAAGCTCGGCTATCTCATGCTGCGCCGCCTGATATTTGGATTTGTAGCTCTCAACCAATTTCCATGGCGATGGGCGTTTACCAGTAGGAGTGGCAGGCGCTTCTTCCTCGTCATCTATCTCATCCTGCTTATCGTCGGGCTCCTTTGGTGGCTCCTTATCTGGTGCTGGCTGTTCTTCTTTGGCGTCAACTGAAGGGGTTTCCTCCTCCATCGGGTCGGCCACCTCTTTGCCGGCCAACTTGTCGATGTCAGCGAAAGCGTCCTTAAACGGGTCCTCGTCCTGTTTGGGTTGTTCTGGCTTGGCTTCGAACAACTCCTTGGCTTGAGATGGCGGCGGAACGGCCTTGATTGACTTGGCTGGGCCAGAGGCTGGTTTTGCAGGAGCGGCCGGCTTGGCAGCGGGCGCAGGGGACGGCGCAGACGGGGCAGGCTGGGCAGGAGCAGTGGGCGGTGGGGCAGATGGTGCGGATGGCATAGCTTTTTATTTTACGTAGTCCGGTTGAATGTTTCTGATGACACGAGAAGCATACTGTGGGCTTACATTAAACTGCTTGGCCACAAGATGAAATGACACACCAGATTTACCGAGACGCCTAATCTCTAAAATCTGATCTCTGGTGAGTTTCTGTGTGCCTTTGCGATGCTTTCGTGCGCAGTCCTGCATATTGTCTTTTTGAGTCCCAAGCCACAAATGTGACGGATTAACACATGCCCCATTATCGCAAGTATGCAGAACCTGAAGTCCGTTCGGAATGTCACCCTTTGTGAGCGAAAACATTACGCGACTGGCCAGAAAGTTTCTCCTATAAAAAGTTATGATCGGCTGATTCCACGAAGTTCGGCATGCGTTAATCATCCAGCATTCAGAGTCCGACCCAGGTCTTACTTTTTTCCAAAATCGTGCGCGCTGTAAATCCGTTATATTCATCACGATTTGAAATTCAAATTTTGACTGGGTTTCTCTTTAGGCGGTTCGGTGACTTCAGCAATGGAAAGGAGTCGGCGCAACACTTCGGTCGCACCCATAATCCGGTGGTAAGAGGCGGCGGCTTCCTGTTGCTCGGCGACATTGGGCATAGCCAAGATTTGCTCCAAAAGCGCAGCCTCGCAAGCGTTGCGGAACCCGTCATTAACCACCAAATCCTGATGGGCGCGCGCCTGATCGACCTTGGCCTGAAACTTGGCTCGTGGCGTCAGATTCATTCTGACGTTTCTTTCGGTTCATTGGCTGCCCGAGCGTTCTCGCGGCGAATGTCAGCGGCTGTCTCCAGGTCAGTAGCCGTGACATCGGTCTGTAACTCAACCGCTTGCCGGCGCATATCCATGTTGTGCTCATCCTGTTTGCGCTTCTGTTCGGCTTCCCATTGCACCTGCCTTTGCGCGGTGCGTTGGGCGTGGCTTTCGCGAGTGTTGGCAGCCTTAGCCTCTGCCTGCAACTGCATCCCCTGGATCTTGGCCACGTCTTTTGGATCAATCTGCTGCTGGCCGTTCTGCTGGGCAGCCTGTTCCATGGCTTGCTGAAGCCGCTGGCCATAAGCCTTGACCATATTCATCATTTGGCCCAGTGCATCGCTATACTGACGCACCCGTTCCTTCTGAGTCTTGTCCTGGGCGATGATCTGGAGTTGTTCGCCGATGGTTTGGCCAACCATTTGCAGGCCCTGTGACTGCTCGGGCTTAGCCATGGAGCCCTGTTGCTGCTCGATGCGCTGAACGATGAGGGCCATCTCAGCCAACAGCACCTCGGTCACCTCGATTCGGTTGACTCGTGGGCCAAACTGGACCGGTAAGCCCATCATCAGGCTGCCCATAGCCACCATGGCGTCGTGTTTGGAGTCGGTAACTTGGTCGGCAGTCTCTGGCACCAAGACTTCGGTGGCTCCGGGGTCATCGCTGACAGCCAGGGTCGCCATGCGCAAGATTTCCCGTTGCGATTGCGGGTCGTAGAGCGGACGCCACTCCATGAGAGTCTGAGCGGT